GGATGATTCTTCTACCGTCTTGAGTATCTCACCGTCTCTCATGAGTACGGCCTTCCATTTGGTATTCGGATTGGCAAGCACCCACTCTGCCGTTGTTTGTTCTTCGATTGGTTGAATGTTGATACTTGAATACCCGTATGAGTTTGCGACGAATCCAACTTCGCCGGCAGCACCAGTGTCTCCTGCTACGGTGAGAGGACCGGCAATCACTTCGGTTGTGATGTCTTCCATCGGTACACCCCAGTGGGCATTGTTGTTGTCGTTGTTTGGTAGTTCATTCAACGTGAGACGTATCTCGATCGGATACTCACTTATGATTGGTTCTTCTGGTACGATTGGTGCTTCATAGTCCATGAGAGAGATACACATGTTTATTCCTTGTGCATCCATTCCTTTGATTGCCATCAGCAGTGCCAAGTCCGTGGTGTCGATTACACCATCATCGTTCCGATCCCATTGATCTACGGATTCGTCAAATGTTACAAGGATCGAAAAGTCTATGATTTTAGTGGTTTCTGGGGGTATTTTTGATGCAACAACACTCATCACCACTCCATCCTTTGCGTCTACGCATACGTCGAGTGAGAACCCCTCCTGAGTCGTAGGTTCGATTATGAACGGCGTACCTACCTCGCCTTTGGTTCTCTTACCAGATGCACCTCGATATCGATATCGAATGGTTCTCGGTTTGTCTGTGACGTTTGTCATAGTAACCGTACCGAATGCTGCAAACTGATCGGTGAACGTGTTTCGGTTGTCCTTGTAGTTCACCTCTACAATGTTACCACTTGCGAGGGTGTTGCTGCCTATGGTGTGAGTCAATCCTTCATCGGCAGCAGATCGATCTACGTCAAGGTCGTGTGGGAGTTGTGGTAGGCAAGGTGGGACATGCATGAGGCATATTCCTAGTATCATCGTAAAAATGCTTGAAGTCATAGGGTTCTAGAAGTAGTGAAAACAATATTGAATGGTTCAGTGGGTAGTGCCGGCAAGGCGATCTCGTACATGAGGGCATCATCCTCTATCACGGAGTGATCACCCAACAGCGTACCATTGAATGATGCAACCTCTACCGTTGCTTGATAGCGTTGTCTATCCTCTACCGTGTTGAAGTCGAAGACCACCTTGTTGTCTGCGTTGATCTTGATGGTGGATATACCGAAACGTGTGTACGGTGCATCCTCATAGGTGAACATGTAGGTGTTGTTCTCGTTCAGTCCAGAGAGATCGAATCGGTATCCATTGACTTCATGGAGGAGAACAGCAGACACATTCTGCTTGATCTTCACCTCGATCGTCTTACCCTTGTACGAGTTGCGAATGTCCGTATCGAATCCCGGTTGGTTAGGCCTCTTCATGTAGAAGTAGTTTCCACGGGATCTCGAAGTGTAGTACCGATAGGCATTGTACTCGTTCGGTCCTATCATCACCTCATACGAATCACCGTCTGGTTCACCAGATGGCAGTCGATTGTATACTTCCTGTCCTCGCTTGGGGTTGTCGAAGAAGACGTACGTTTGTTTGGTGTTTGATAGCACGGCAACGACACCAGTCCTCTCACGAATATCATCGGGAAGAACTTGTCCCACACCAGTGCGTCCATCGTATGTGATATTGACATCAGAAAACGTAACTGGAAAAGTTATGTCTTGTGCCTTTGCTTGAATGTTCATTAGTGTTGCTCCTGCAACTACGATTTTAGTTAGTAGTTTCTTCATTCTTTTCTCCGTGTAAGATCTCGGTTCTTTTCAACCAACTCCTACAGAAGATATATGTCGATACAACGATAGATGCAGCAATCCATGCCGCCATCTCACCCAGTTCAGTCATGGGTTCTTTATCAAAGTATCCTAATGCACCGACGAGTGGCACTCCGGTGATTACACCAGTTGCCCAGAACTCGGATGTCTTGATTCCGGTTTTCACTTCTAAACCGGGTTGTTCCACACTCAAATTGACCGTCTTCTTTGCTGCCATGCTGAATCTCCATTTATTAAATAACCATCCTATTTATAACTACAACGCCGGCGAGTTTCCTCGCCGGCGTGCAGAGATACGTCATGGAAGTGACGATAGTATTTAGTCTTCCCACTTCTCCAGTAGATCATCGTTGTTTGCGTAGTCATTCCATTTGTGACTTGCTAACTTAGATGCGTCTCCTTCGTAGTGAATACCCGTAGCAGGACTTGTCCAAGGCAGAGTCATCGTTTCCGGATCGAATCGAAGTTCCTCTGGTACACCCAGTCCTTGTCCCGTTGTAGCATCGGGAGTCGGCATGAAATACTCTTCCTTGTCTGGTGTACGGTAGTTGTCTCGCCACATAACATTGATGTACATGGGAGATCCCTCTCTAGAATAAGATTGCACAGGATATTGAACTTCGCGTTCTTCTCCTGTGTAGTGCTTCGGGGGTTTAACACCATTCCAGTTACCTTTACCAAACATGAGATTGTCTTGGAACAAGCAGTTTCGAGTGTTGTGTACACCCCATGCAAACATCCTTGCTCGTCCGACGAGGAGACTACCAAGTCCTTCGGGATTCGCTGGATCTTCTCGTCTTGCTCCGGGGTAGTTTTCGTCATCGATACCTGCCCAGTGAGCAATCTTGTTACCTACGAATGCGAAGTTTCTGAATTCAGATTCTGGTACAAGGTTTCTTTCAAACGAACCAAACACTTGCTGTCCACCACTGCGATTCCATTCGGTGATGTACCGAAGAATGATATTTTCCTGAATAACCTTTTCATCATGCTTACTACCAGTGTGAGTCTGAATCAAGTCTACATGGACTCCACTTACTGGTGGTGGTGTACCATCGTCATCATTGAAGAACCCGTGACGAGATGTCGATAGATTCGACACAAGTTGAGACCAACCAGTGAGAATGATGTCACCAACGATGAGATCATAGTGTGACTGGATGTCAACGATACGCATTGCGGGTTGGAAGTGTCGCTTCCATGTAGAACCGATCGAGAAGATATGCGGTCCACTCTTCGTCACGGCAGTAGTGGTAAACTCACCAGTCTCTAGATCTTGATAAGCAGACTCTCTACTCTTCCCTTCGATCAAGCAGTTGTCGAAACAGTACATGCCATTTCTTCCACTGTTGAACATATTAGAACCATCTTCTACTGTAGCGGGTACGATGTGAACATTCTTGAAGTAGAGTTTGCATTGCCATACACCATCGTGTTGTCCGACGATAGGGCATAGTTCTGGATCGACTGCGGATTCGATAGTCACCCACTGACCATCTTCTCTACCAGAAGAGTTTACCTTTCGTAGATCACGGTCTTCGCTGTTCGATGCAAGTTTGTGTTCACCTTCGAGCAGTTTAATCACACGCCCTGCGTTGGTGCCACCCTTAACAAGACCATGGTACGCTGCCTTATGAATCGTAGCAAATGGATTCTTTCTGGAACCATCACCAGTCTCATCGTTACCCTTGCCACTTACAAAGAATGCGGGATCATAGTCTGGTCCCCATGTCTGGTTGTTTGGGAATACATCGAATCCACAGATTGCTGGGTAGTCAAGGAATGAACCCTTTAATTCAAGGGGAATGCCAACCTTAGGATAAACCTTTGCACTGATGCGAAGTCGTTCTCCGTGTGTGAACTGTACAGGATTGAATTCAAAGAACCATTCGAGTTCACCAGTCTCTTCGTTGAGACGTTCTTCTGTAGCAATGCCAAGAATGTTTGAGTATTCTTGTTTTGCACCCCAATTAGAGAGTACCTTTACGAGATCTTTTGGTCCGACTGTTCCCCAGTTTGCGAGAATGTAATTCAAATCATCGACGTTCACTTCACCGTCTAGATTGAAATCACCACTGAGTTGTGTTGGGATCTTCTCGGCATCATGTAGATAGAATTCTACTTTCTCGATACCTTCGAGGGCGTATGCTGCTACGCCAATTTTCGTCTTACCACCCACATCAATATATTGTGGTCTCGTCCAATACGCAATTGCTGTTTCGTTCTCTGGTGTGTACGTCATGAGTACACTCCTTCCAAAGTTCTATGCTGGGATCAGATTCTCCGGCACTGATCACGCCGTTGTAATATTAGCAGTCCCACTTACGGAGTGCGAGTGCCTTTCGGGTTGGTTTACCCTTATCATCTTTCATGGGACCGGGCATACCACCCATCCGGGCACAGAACGATTTTCTTCTCTTTGCTGCTTTGCCGCCTTTGCTCTTCGCGGCCTGCTTGGCAGATACTGGTGCTTTCAAGTCACTTCCGGGATTCTCTTTCTCGTAGGATTTTCGTCCCTTGGCGTTTAGTCCACCCTTGGAATTCTGTCCTTCTTTGCGACTCCATGCGGCAGTCTTTGCCTCGTTGGTTCCGTCGCAACCACAATCCTCTTCTACTGACTCAGATGCCTTCTTCCAACCTCCACCCTTCTTCTTGTAGTCCTTCGATGCCCATGCGTTTGCATATGCAGAAGGGTACACATCAAACTTCGACTTTGCTGCCGCCTTTGATGCTGCCCACTTAGCAGGATCGGTTGGTACGTTTTTCTCACTGATATAATTTCTGAATGATTTCATAACGCTATCCTGAATACCCTTCTTTTTCTTGTCCTTGTCTATACGATTGGACACGTTAACTGGTTTGTTCCCAGTTCCGGGTTTATCCCGCACCGAGTCTTGTGCTTTCTTTCTTTTCGCAGCATTACCGATTGCTTTCTTGCCACCTTGACTGCGGAGTTTATCTGCCTTTGCTTTCGACAGACACTTTGGTGTGCCTTCACCGGGTTTGGAGTCGCCACACTTACCCACCTTCTCGCCCTTGGTGTTGTATCGATCCCAACCACCCTTCGATGATCCGCCTTTTCCACCTTTCCCGAACCACTTACCGAGGCCCGAGTCTGCGTATACTTCACCGAGGAATCCCCGGATCTCTTCGTAGTCGTTGTATGCCTTATCACCAGCACGACTTGTCTTGCCCTTCTTCCATGCATCGACATACATGGGACGGTTTATTCCCTTGTTGCCATACTCAGGTCCAGCATCGACGATATCTTGTAGTGTCTTCTTCTGTGATCGTGTCAGTTTAGAAAGATTTACTTCGACATCAATCTCGCGTGGGTTGTTTCGTACTCTTGCCCATCCCTTTTCGTGTGGTGCATCGTAGACAACATTGCCCATATTATCTGGTGCAGTCTTACCGAAATACTTGGTGAAGTTTGCAGCAACCCAATCATAGTGAGTGTATGGGTGTCCTTTGGGATGTGTAATCTCTTTGCGACTGTTCATATCATACACTTTACCCTTGGGATCAATCCAAAGGGTGTGACCAAACTTCGCTTCGATGATGTACTGTTTCATTGACTTCATGCACTGTTATTTATACATATTATATACTAGGGAGAAAACTATGTCTACAGAAGAACCATTTGATTTTGGGTTTACTGCCGTCAACGAAGACGAACTCGGTTCTATTCTTGGTCCGTCAGAACCAGAGGTAGAATCTGCTTCGGCAGAAGAAATCCGTGAGATGCAAGAGAAGTTGGATCTGATTCTACAGATCAACTCTACTTGCGAGGGTGCGAATGAAGTGAAGGATCAATACGATCAATTGCTCAGAGCAAAGATGAACGAGATCGAGAGTGTGGTGATGCCACTGCTCCAGAATCTGAAGAAAAACGCAGAGAAAGACTATCTGTACTGGCCGGGCGCACAGCGAGTCACCCAGTGTGATCTGCAAATGCAAAAACTAACAAACATCACAAGAGGTTGATATGCTTTCATTCAAACAGTACATTGTAGAGTACAGTACATTCGGATACAAGGGTTGGGTACACCCTCGTTCGAAGAAGATGTACCTGCACGACAAAATGTCTCCATACCATGTCGAGATGATTGCCAGCAATCCCAAGAAATTTGGATTGGACATGAAGACAATCATCGCCGAACTTGAGAAAGAATATGATGGTATGGATGCACCCGAACCAGATAAGGATGCCCGAAAGGCATTCAGTCAACTAGCGATGGGGAAATATGATGTCCACAAGGGCGTAGAACAGATGGCAATGAAAAAAGGATGGGTGCGAGTAATCGCCGGCGGTGACTTCGGTGAAGTCAGTGGAGTAAAAATGAACGAAAGACTTGCAGGAAAAGTCTTGAATATGATTGAAGACGCTGGTAAACTAGGGAAAGAACTGAAGAATGTTGTTGTTTCAGAATATAAAGGTCCATTTGAAGATGTCCGCGAAAAAGGCATCAAGGTTCTAGAAGGCGATGCAATCCGTAGAATGATACAAGGAAAGACTACTGGTAAACGTACCGAGATTGGTACGACCATGGCAATGTTTAGATGAGAAGTTTTAGAAGATCCTTAGCAGAAGCGTTTATTTCACCAAACCAAGGTGCAAACTATGGACAGATCATCTTCCTAGTTGGAGGTGCCGCCAGTGGTAAGTCTACCGCAATCAGAAACCTGATTGATGTGTCTAAGTATAAGACAGTCAACCCAGACGATGTAAAGAGACTGATGCAGAAGGCAGCGAAGGCAGGGTTCAAAGGATATGAAGAACTCAAGGGAGTTGATCCCAACACACCCGAGGGTTCACAGATCATGCACGCATTGATGCTCAACAAACGTCTCTCGTCTAAGATGACGAAGAAACTATTCTCTCTAGACAAGAGAAGTCCCGATCTACTGCCGAACTTGCTGTTCGATCGTACCTTCTCGTTTGCTGGTGAGATTGAGAAGTTCTCGAAGAGGTTGTATGGTGCAGGGTACAAACCAGAGAACATGCACATCATCTTCGTGTACACCGATGTTGATGTGGCGATACAACAGAATAAGAACAGAGCAAGAACGCTCCCCGATGAAGTGATCATCAAATCCGCACAGGGAGCAAAGAAGAACTTTATGGACCTTGTGTTCGCAAGACTCAAGGGTGCTGCCGTTAACGGCGATTTTTATATGATCATGCGTGACAGATACTTGAAGATAAAGGAATCAGGAAAACGACTGGACCGAGCGGGCGAGATTGCTCGTAAACTCGGCATCATTCTAAGGAGGCGCTGATCATGGCACTAGAATTTTCAGAGATTGCAATGTTAGGTTGCATGTTTTACAAGAAAAAAGATCTGGTAAAGGCAGGTTCTAGTACAGAGAACCTCGTCTCATTTGTCAACTCCGTCAAAAAACTAGTAGACTCGACAGATAAGATTAAATTTGGATCGAGCAAGGCCTCATTCGTTAAGGCAATGAATCCTGCTGTTGAGGAGGTTCTTGATGACTTTTGTCGTGGTATATCTGGTGCAATAGCGACCAAAGAGTGGTTGACTAAACACCATAACGAACCGGCAGATACAGTAATCAAAGCAGGATACATGACTGGTAATGTGTGGCCTTCTCCAGTAGATGCGTTCAAGTTCAAAGCGTTTGGTATGGCAGACTACAATTCATCCGACATTATTTTGTATACTGGTAAGCAAGGATCAAGTGAATACTTTTATGGTGTGTCTCTCAAGAAGAAAAACACAGAGTATGCTCCTGATCCTACCATCATCAACAAAGCATTCGATACTATCATGGACGGTCCACAGTTTGATGCCATTAAAGAGAAACTAAAAGATGTCCGTGTGAAATGGTTTGCTAATAAAGTGAGAGAGGCAGACAAACTAGGTTTGATTGAAATAGAAGATAGACACAAAAAATTAAGTGATCCTGATCTTCTAACTGCAAAACCTACGAGTGAAGAGGCCAAGGGCGGTAAGGGTAAGCAATATGTAAACCTCAAAGGAACATTGGCCGAGGGATATGACAACAAAACAGCAAGTTTCAAAAAGTGGATGAATAAAGAAGTTGGTACTGGTAATCTGTTCACACAACTGGTAAAAATTATTGAACCACACATGGAGATGTTCGCAAACTCCCTGATCAACCTTGTATTCAAAGCAAAGTTGAACGATAAACTAAATGCAAACAGAGATCTCGATAAATACTACTTCGGATTCACACTAGCGACAGGTGTTGGTAAACACCACAAGAAGAATGGACCAAGCATAGGTAAAGGTCAAGTATACCCACAAGAAAGCGTGTTGTGTGCATTGAGTCACCTTGCTGCGGCAAAGAAACCATATAAGATGGTACAGGTTCCAAACCCGGCCGCGAAAGAGGATTCGGTTGCTGCGAAAGTGTTCTTCGAGATCAGAGTAGGTAAAGTTAAACTTCTGGATCTACAACTTCGTTACAAGGGTGACTTTAAGAGTCAACCCCAGTTCTTCGCCTTCATGACTGATGACTTCAAAGCACTCATGAAGGGCAAATGCTTGGACCCGTGAAAAGATAAATAGATATAAACTATTAGGAGACTATAATGTCAATACCACATCAAGCGTTTCTTGCCATGCTGGCAGAGAAACAACAAATTCTTAGAGACAACCACCTCATCGACATCACCGAAACCATGCGGACAGATATCCAAGAGGCCTCATGCGGAAACATGAAGATCGATGAACCTCTCAAGGGTAAGGGTTATCCATACAACGAGAAGACTTTCAAACCTCACACGATGTATGATCCGAAGACTGGTAAGGGTTACGAGGCGAAAACCTACCAAGATCACCTTGACATGAAGAAGAAGGGGTATGGACACGAGAAACCTGAAGTCAAGGAAGATACTGAGCAAGTTGATGAACTCAAGGTAAAAACCTTAAGATCGTACATCAGCAAGGCACAGAAGGACAACACCAAGCGTGTCACTCGAATGGCAGACAAACCAAGTCACATGAAAGCAGACAAGGGTGAGATGCAGAAGTTGCGAAAGCGACAAAAGGGCGTGGTAAAGGCGAAGACTGATATCGACATGCGTAAGATCCTCGGTAAAAACTACAGGGGTCGTATGGGTGAAGGTGTCGAACTAGAAGAAGCAACGAACACGAGTGTTGTTGTCGATTTAAACGACGCGGCACAGATGCGATCAGCGTACAGAAAACTTGAATTAAAGATCTCAAGTCTTGATGGATACCGTGAGTCAGAGTTTGACAGTGCTAAGAACATGGCGACTTTTCGCTTTGACGCAAAGAAGCACGACGTTTCCGAACGCAAACAGGTAGCAGAGTTTATCAAAAAGACAAAAGGTGCTGAGTTTCATCACGCCATGACAGAAGAGATTGAACTCGAAGAGGGACCAGCAACTCAGAACCCTCTCAAGACTGCATTCGGTGGTATGAAGGCAGCACAGAACACTCCATCATATAAGAAATATATGAAGAGAGTAGGGAAAGAGCAGAAGGACAGAGCAAAGAAAATTGCTGCGGAACGTAAGTCAGGAAAGCGTAGCAAGTACGAATCCGTTGATAATCCTGAGTACGAACCAGAACTCGGTGAGATGAACATCGGCGAGGAACGAATCGAAGAGATGTCTGCGAAGGCACACTACAAGTCAGTCTTGAAGGGCGGAAAGGGTAAGGGTTATGTGGTTGGTGTTGCCATCGATCGTGAGCGTTATCCAAACCGTGAGAAACAAGGACTCGAAGGACCATACAAGAGTCGCAAGTCTGGTAAGATTTTCTACTACGACAAAAAAGAGGGCAAGTATTACGATCCCGATTCTGATATGTACCTGAAGGTCAGCGATGTCATGGAACGATATGAGTCTGCCGATCTCGCAAGAGAAAGAGATGAAAAGGAACTCAAGGAGTCCTTCCAGTTCCAGTTCGCAGACAAAGAAACCGCACAGGAGTTCATGCGAGAAATCTCACAGAAAAGATTAGGATCTTCGACCGGAACCAGTGACGGTAAAGTCAGATCAGAGGGTCCAGCAGGAGCAGGTGTTGGTAGTCCAACACGGGCGCATCAGCAGATGGCAAAGATCATGAAGAAGCATGGTGGTAAACTGATCTCGACAGACGAAGGTCCACGCATGAAGAAAGTGTTCAAGGAAGATGTCTCCTACGAGGGCAAGAAACCTCACTTCGACATGAGCAAGAAGAGAAAGTTCAATGTCCCAGATAAAACGACGAGACTAAAGGACACAGGCAAAAACCCTGCCAAGAAACCATACCCCAAACAAGTCGGTGAGGAGATCGATATGATTAACGAGGATGACGTAGAACGCCGAGAGATTGAACTGTTCACATCCAACCACGCACAGATTTATCGTCAGCGTATCCAACCCATCATCAAGAACCTTGCTAAGAAGAAGGCAAAGGGAACCTACGATGATAAACTTGCCATCAAGGCATGGACGTATGCAGTCAACGATGGAATCAAGGCATATAACAAGGAGTTTGGTAGTTCGATCAAACTCTCCGGTGCCGAGAAGGCGAAAGCAGCAGAGTACCTGCTGAAACAGTTCGAAGACGAATGAAAAATGGGGGAGTGCTTGACACTCCCCTGTTTTTTTGTTATAATCTATCCAACTCACAACGGAGACAATAGATGAGCAGAAATGTTTTGCTGCTGAATGCTTCCGAAGAAGTAATTAATGTCATTGATTGGAAAAGAGCGATTACATTGTTATTCTCGGGTAAGGCACAGGCGCCATATAATTATGAACATGCATACGAAGTAAGAACCAACAACGGTAAATTCAAACTACCTTGTGCAATCATGCTTCTCAAGTATGTACGGTTGCCGTTTAGCACGGCAAATCCAACACGAAACAATATTCTCAAACGAGATAGTTATCTGTGTCAATATTGCAGTACCCGTCTCACTGCGAAGAACACCACATTGGACCACGTTATCCCAAAGAGTCGTGGTGGCGGTGGTGGATGGGAGAATCTAGTATCATCTTGCATGAAGTGCAACAACGTCAAGGGCAATCGCACACCGAGAGAAGCAGGTATGCCCCTGAACAAACATCCACGCAAAGAAACCAACATTTCACTTCTGATTATGTCAATGGGTGACGTTGAAGCATGGAAACGCTGGAACCTATAACAAATTAGGCATTTTGTGTAAAACGTGCCTATATATTATAGATGTATAGTTGTAAACACATCTTGGCAAGTATAACATTGTGTCTCGCGTTTATACTTACACCATCATGTTCCACCCCAACCAAAGCAATTGACGACTCACCCGGAACCTTCTTGGAAGATTCTGGGTTTCTCTGGTTCTTTGATCCATCAGAAGGTCCACTGCAATGTGTGGGTTCATTCCACAAAGAGAATGGTTCTCTGATAGGCGGTGGTACACTCATCGACGAAGACACAATCATAACAGCAGCACATGTGGTAGAGGCCTCAACCGGAGCAACCAAGTTTCGTGTTGGTAAAAAGTTCTATGAGATAGAAAGCATCTGCCTACACGGAGACTATGAGGGTGATACGGCAATCAAGAATGACATCGCCATTGTAGAACTTGAAGAGAAAGTTCTTGGTGTGGAATTCCCTGATGTCAGTGTCGATCAATCATACCTTTCACCATTCCGAATGTTGATCACCGTGGGGTATTCACTCGGGATCAAGAAGATCAGTAAACCAGGCGTGATGTTCTACTATGGCACTCTGGAACGCGAACCGAATTTCTTCAAGATGTTACCAATGAAGGAAACAATGAAGTTCGGTGATTCTGGTGGTGGAGTGTTCGTCGTAGAAAACGGCAAGTTCGTGCTGGTTGGCGTAGTTTCTTACCTACAGATAATGCATGGTAAAGTGATAGACAACAGCGTATTGAGAATTGATAGATATACAAACTGGTTAGATAATGCCGGAGTATTAACATCGAAGTGGAGTCCGCTCGATGAGATCGATTCTGAAATGCCTCATGAGGCAACACGATATTGATCACCCGATTGCCTTTGTTGCGGACTATCTGGACCTCTTGTCCACGAAACGTCTAGAACTAAGGGAACGGGGCGCCTGTAGTCTCCGAGAGACAGTGCATACTTGGTATAAATATAGGAAAAGACTTGCACTAAAAGAAAAAGGATGTTATAATATGAGTATGACTTTGAAGTTTACACACATTGGTGACGCTGAGGCATTTGATGATCTAGAAGCGACAACAGAAGATTCTGGTAAGAGAGTATACAAAACGCCTTCCGGCATTTCCTACCCTTCCGTGACTACGGTAGTGGGATTTAAGAAGAGGGCGTTTTTTGCTGAATGGAGACGAAAGAATCCAGAGGAATCCAGACGAGTCCTTTCCAGAGGCAACAGTTTGCACTCAACGATCGAGGATTACCTAGACAACAAAGACATCAGCATGGAAGACTGCGGACCTAACAGTTGGCAGTTGTTCGAGCAGTTGCGTCCTGAACTAGACAAGATCAACAACGTCCATGCACAAGAAGTGCCTCTGTACTCGAATCTTCTTCAGTTAGCAGGTCGTGTGGACTGTGTTGCCGAATACGATGGTAAACTTTCGATCATCGACTTCAAGGGTAGCACTCGCAACAAGACTGCCGACAACATTGAAGAATACTTCATGCAGGCAACCGCGTATGCAATTATGTGGCAAGAGAGAACTGGTACTGCTATCGATCAGGTAGTCATCCTGATGTCATGCGAAACAGGAGACACAAACGCATTTGTTTCGTCTCCTGTTCGGCATGTAAAAAATCTGAAAAAGATTATCGAAGAGTACAACGCTCAATAAAGAATGAAAACGTGTGAGTCCGCATCCGCATTGTGCTTGATTTGTGCTGGTATAATCGGGATGATTTGATGTGCGCCTGACGGCGTGATAACAATCTCATTCCCATCTCTCATCAGATAAGTGGTTGCGTCTGCGTCGATATGTAAAACTCCGGTTGGTCTGCCACCGATAACTGGTGGTGCTGTTCCAGCAGTGATACCACCCAAGATACTCTGATATGAAGTGGTTAAATCCACTCGTCTCGCATCTTTGTAAAATTCTCTTCCGCCTGAATTAGTAAATGCCATTTCTCTTCTCCTCTATGACTGGACACTTTAAAAACCTACATAGTATGTATATTATAGATAATCTTATGTAAAATTGAGGACCAGGCATGAAGTTATTCAGTACGTTCTTATCTGAATCAAAAAACCTCCATATGGAACACATTGAAGATGCTATCTTTAATGAGGGAAGCGAAGGCACAGTGGAGGCCATAAGGTTCTTAGAATCAGTTACCGAAATGCTTACGGGAAACAGTAAGTCGTCGGTTAACATTACAGTGAAGTGGGATGGCGCCCCGGCAGTATTTGCGGGAGTCAATCCAGAGAATGGAAAATTCTTTGTCGGATCTAAGTCTATCTTCAACAAGACACCGAAGATCAACTACACGAATGCGGACATCGACAAGAATCATCCGGGGGGACTTGGTACTACTCTTAAGGTAGCACTCAAGGAACTTAAAAAATTGAATATCACGGGAGTATTACAAGGCGATGTCATGTTTACTTCCGATAGCATCGAGGTACAGGATATTGACGGTGAAAGTCACATCACTTTCCAACCAAATACCATCACCTACGCAGTGCCATCTAACTCCGATCTCGCAAAAGTAATTAAGCGAGCAAAGATCGGAGTTATTTGGCATACTAAATATACAGGCAAAACAATGGCCACCATGAAGGCGGGATTTAATCCGAACATTAGTAAGTTAGGTAAATCATCAAGCGTCTGGTATGATAATGCATCGTTTAAAGATACTTCGGGCGCCAGCACCTTTACCAAGGCAGAAGTCAAAACGATGCGTGGTTACATTGATGCTGTCAAGAAGAAATTCAAGTCAGCAGGATCCTTCATTGATGAGTTGCACAATAGCGACTTAATATCTGAAGTGAAAATCTATGGTAACGCTCAAATCCGAAAGGGTTCATCGAGTTTGTCCGCGGCGGATTTCCAAAAACGTATGGAAGACAAAATGCAGACTGCCATAGATAATTTGAAGACAGATAAAGCAAAGGCGGCGAAACAGAAAAAAATGGATAACACCATGAAGTTTCTGTCCCGCAACCGAAAAAAACTCCAGTCTGTCTTTGATCTACATGATTCACTGACTCAGGCAAAGATCTTTATTGTAAGAAAATTAGAAAAGGTTAAGAGTCTAGGTACATTCATCAAAACAGACAATGGATTCGATGTAACGTCACCCGAAGGATATGTCGCCATAGATAGACCATCTGGTAACGCATTAAAACTTGTAGATAGACTAGAATTTTCTAAATTAAATTTCACAGTACCAAAAAATTGGACATAAAGGAGAATACATATGAGAAGAGAAGAAGTACGAAAAACAGAGAGTTCACGACTTGGTAGAGCAAAACTAAACACAAAGGGTCGTCAACGAGCGGCCGAACCAGTCGCTGAAGTAGTTAAACCAGTAGTTGCAGTAAAACCTGCACTTAAGAAGAAGAGTATTTTTGGAAAGGATTGATAAATGGACGTAATTCAAAACGCATTAGGAACAGCATTTTACACCGTAGTAGTTTTCGCCGCCGGCGCACTGGTAGGTGTACCACTATGGAATTGGGTACGAAAGTTCTTCCCGTGGAATAAAGATTGATATCAGGCACGTTGGTGTCTCGATGTCAACACTGCGGGAGGTGATCGGAAATCTAACATGAAAAGTTTAAACGACTTTCAAACTTCAATTATGGAAAGTACCAAGGATACGATTGTGTATACCTTTGGTCGATTTCAACCACCGACATCGGGACATCAACTCCTGATTGACAAGGTTATCTCTGTAGCGAAAAAGCAAGGAGCAGAACACCGCATTTACCCAAGTGTATCGAACGATCCCAAGAAAAATCCTTTGTCTCATACGGACAAGGTAAAGTTCATGAAACAGATGTTCAAGAAAGCGAACATCGTGAATGATAAAAAAATCATCACACCCTTTCATGCCGCCAAACAACTCAGTGATCAGGGTTACAAGAACGTAACCCTGATCGTTGGGGGCGACAGGGTTGCCGATTTACGCAAACAAATCACACAGTATATCGATCATCCAGATCCCAAGAAGGCATTCTACTTTGATTCGTTCAAGGTAGTAAGTGCAGGGAAGCGTGATCCAGATTCGAGCGATATCAGTGGCATGTCAGCATCTAAGATGCGAAAAGCAGTAGGAGATAAAGACTTCGATCTGTTCATGCAAGGGATGCCAGACTCGGTGTCCAAGACAACAGCAAAGAGACTATACAACGCGATCGCAAAGGGTATGAACCTCAAGGAAGATCGTGATTATGCAGACGAATACGAAAAGCATCATGCAAGTCCTGAGCAGCGTGCAAGACGCATCTCACGCACCGTAACCCGGAAAAAAGCAGAACGAGAGGGTAGAGTCGCTAAAGGAGACGGAAAGGATATAGATCACAAAGATCACAATCCCCACAACGATTCTCCTTCTAATCTCCGTATAAAATCCAAGGCCTCGAACCGAAGTGATAACGGTCACAAACCTGGCGAGAAGCAAAAACAACACGAAGAGACTGAAGTTGACGAACTCACAATTCAGCAGCGAAGAAATATCTCCCGAGCAGCAAAGAAAACTTCCAAGAGAAGACTGAAGACTAGACTTCGCAAGAAGAAGCAGAAAAAGGGCACAGTAGATCTTCAGAAGAAGGCAGGCAAAGAAGCGATCAATGCTCTCAAGAAGAAATTCTTGAAGGGTAAGAACTATGCAGATCTGTCTCACTCAGAAAAAGAAAAGATCGACGGCAAATTGAAGAAGGTTCCTAAAACCAGACTAGATGCCATCAGGAAAAAGATGATGAAGGTTGCCAAGGAAAAAGAGAGAGAAAGACTCAAAGTCGCCCGTGCTGGTACGAATGAAGAGAAACTAAAACCAAAGGATCGGGAGATGGGAACCAAATCTTGCACCGATACCTATGCAGACGATACACCCGGACAGAAGAAGATCAAGTCGTTCAAGGAAGCATGTTGGGATACCCATGTGCAGAAGGGTATGAAGAAGAAGGGTAACAAGATGGTTCCCAACTGCGTACCCAAGAACGAAGATATTGATGAAGTGTCTCCTCCCGGATTCGAAGGAACCGTAAAGGCGATGAAGAAGCATAAAGAAGTAGATAACCCATATGCACTCGCGTGGTATATGAAGAATAAGGGTTACAAGTCACACAAGAAGAAAGACGGATCAGACAAAAAATAAATGGCATAAATATATGTGACGTTTAACCCAGAAAAGGAACCAACATGAAAAAGTTCAAAGAAATAAGACAAGAAATTCACGAAAGCACAGGCGGAGAATCCCGAGCAGGATTTGGCGTAGGTAAGTCTGCCAGAGACTCAATCGGAAACCTCAACGACGTTACTGATGAGCAAGGACGAAGTGCAGTTAACGCATTCATCGAGTCATTCCTCAGTGGTCCCTGCCTCAACCCCGGACACAGACTAGCAGAACTTCGTGCTAGACTCAACACTGTGGGACTTTCGTTTGATATGGATCATAGAAACGTAGGACTCGGCGAACAATCATACGGACTCAACGCATACGGTGGTAGGTATGGGTTTGTTGACATGGACGGCGTAGTCAAAGAAGACGATGGCATCGAACACAAGTTGGGCCGAAGTCTCTCCCTTAATGTGAATGTATCCTCCGATGGCGGAGAGTACAGAATGGAAGCAAAGATCGTATAAAATATGAATTTCGATGAGTTGAATGATGCAAATTTCGTGATGTATGCGATGAAGCATTATGAAAACCCACAGTTTACAGGTATTGACGAGTTTCATGAAGACTTGAATAGAATCAAATATATCAAACGTCTTCTACGAAAATATCACAAAACCAACGAACTCAGGGAACGATTAATACTGAATCACTTAATAATAATGAACAACGTGTTTGATTGTGAACCGATGTGTCGTTTGTTATTTCATAAGATTGATGACGAATTGCAACCTCAACTCAAGACGTTTTTAGTTTATCTGAATTACTTACCAAGAAAAATTCCAAACATAGATCTAGAAGAGATCCCATTGGATCCTAGAATAGTAGAAAAATTGAGAGGCCTCTAATGGGCGCAGTAGACGCATTCATTGCATACAAATTCATCAAGATCCTAAGCACGCCATGGGAAAAGACCGAGGCGTACAAACTTGGGATCATTGATGCTAATGGTAAGGTTCTCAAGAAAAGAAAAGATCTCACCCTCGGAACAGAAAAGAAAGCGTATACTATCTTCCACCAAATCGGTTGGAACCTGAAACGAATTCTTGATAAGGTTCCAGGCGGTAAGAGTAGGTTCGGTTCTTTTGCTGCTGCTCTGTTTCTCCTTAAAGAAGAATCAAAGGGTAAGTACAGCGACTGGAACCTAGTCGAGCAACATATCATGGAATACGCACAAGAAGAAGGCCTTCTGTTGACTGAAGACGTACCAGCAAACAACGCTGGTGGTGGGCAGGTTGCAGGACTCGGTGACGAACCTCCTGTGAAGAAGGGTATGACTGGGGACGTTCAGAGAAGAAAACAAGTCAAGGAAGGTTATGAATCCTTCGCTGGTGCGAGAGTGTTTGATGTTACCGAAGACGAATTCACGAAGTGCAACTACGGAAGAACTAAACACGAAAGATGGAATCGCAAACTCAAGATGGAAGATGTGGGGCGAGAGGACATCAAAAAGTTCGCCCATCGAAACCCATCCAAGTCAGTAATTGTTAGAAACGAGAAAACTGGGGAGATGCAGTATCTACTCCGCAGGAGGTGAAAATGAAAAGGTTACTCTTATTGTCATGTCTTTTATTAGGATGTGAAACTACACCAGAACCATCAGCGTCGAGTACAATCACTCACGCGATAGAAGTTCAGGAAGAAACAACAGAACAAATAGACGAATCCTCTGCTATAATTGAGGAGAGTAGCGATACCATTCGTAGAGATGCGGATGGTATCCTTGATATCACGGCGTTTAAAGAACGAACGCCTGAGATTAAACGTATCGAAGATAGGGCGCATAACATAATCGATGAAACTAACGTCATCGAAAATGAGACAATAAAGACAAAAGAGGCATTAAAAGACCTAAATCGTGCAAATGAATTAATTCGACAAAGTGGCGCCAAAGTGGCACAACTGGAAAGAGAAGTCGCTGAGTTATCTAAAGAAGATGCCGCTTTACGACGCGAGGCGATCGAGAACTTTTATGGTACGATTACCCTGTTCTATGTGATAGGGTTCGCCGGACTCATTCTTGGTATCTTCATGGTTTCGTACAGCAAGAAACTCGGTGGTACGCTTATCCTTGCAGGACTTTTGATTCTTGGTTTTGCTACTGCTTCCGTGTACTACCTAGAAGAGATTGCAGCAGTAGGATTCTGGATCACCATAGCAGGAATCATAACTGCTGTTGGTACTCTGATCTATCTTATCCTTCGAGCAAAGACAGAAAGAAAGACAAACGATCAAGTAGTAGAGTTAGTCGAGGTGATCAAAGAAAAGATGCCACAGGACGTTCGAAACGAAATGTTCTCAAAAGGTGGTGTGGCATACACAATCACCGATCCGTCCACCAAGAAAATAATAAACGAAGTTAAAGTTCGGAATGGATTTAAGCATACCCGTTGATCTTTCCGTGTAGCATCTTACAGATGTAATAGGCGTCCACGATATCCGATACCGGGTTCTGGACGCCTGTTTTCTTAGGTGTCATGATCTTACATAGATCTTTACCAGTTTCCTTGAGGAAGGCATCGAACATCAGATCCTTGGATGCATTACCCTTATCGGTTGCGAACTTCTTTACTTCAGTGGGTGCTAATACCTCAAGTGGCGTGGCAGATTGAAACAACTTATATTTCAGAACCCCCACGTTCTCTGCTAACTGGAATACTCTACCAGTGGCATTGTATGCATATCCTTCGAGTGCTACTTGATCACATCCCACGATGCAATCGATTGCCCAGTCTGATATGCTATCGTATCGTCCAGAGTCAGGACACAAATTGACGGGAGATCCAATTGATTTAAATCGTTCGCCCTTTATGTTCTTGAGAAATGATTTTGCATATTTCTCAGTGTCTGTTAGATAAAAGAATAAACAATGCTCGAACTTAAACTTAGCAGATGATGGTTTAGAAAAAACACATACTGCTGGTGATGTTAAACTGTAATCGATTCCTGCAATGGCCATAAAAAACCTCCCGTATAAAGACTATTTATACGAGAGGTCTTAGGTTGTTTGTAGGTTGGTTCGCTAATCAGAAACTGATAGTGATACCACTACGGAGAACGAACTGTCCCGAATCGGAACCAGATCGCCATCCAGTGTTTTCTGTGTCGAAGTTACTACCGATACCCTCAAGAGCATACCCGGCCGTGTTGGTCCAGACAAGTCCGTGAGCGAGATCGTAGTTACCACCTACGGTAAGAATGTTAAGACTACCATCGTAGTCACCGTATTCCCACTGTGCGAATCCTTCGAACTTATCGAAGCACTTATATGCAGCAGTAGTTACTACAGACCAGTTGTCGAGACTACCAGCACCTGCATCATTAGCAATCCAGTCTGCATCGAGAGTAAGAAGACCCTCGGTGAGTGTACCACCAAAGGTGAAACTGTTCACACCTTCCGTGACAGAATCATATGCCCAACCACCGTTGAGTGACACGGAATCATTCACACGATAATTCGCTGCGACACCGATGGCATACTTGTTGTCTCCAACTCCCACACCAGCAGTATCGAAACCATTGTTGTAGAAGGCGCTGACTTCGAAGTCACCGAATGATCGGAAGGCCTCAATACCTGCTCCGCGTCCCTGTCCGAAGGTAAGTGCCGTGACACTATAGTTCAGGGTTGTGAGTTGAGTTGGATCAGTGACGTATCCAGCATAGAACTGGGGAACGAACTGTCCGACTCGAATGTTTGCTTCTTCAAACATACGAAGAGTAACGACTGCATCAAGCAGATCGAAACTGTTGGTAGCGTCCGACCATTCACCACTGACGAGGTAAGAGAAACTCTCGTTACTCGTATCTCCTGAGAAGGTAAGACGGGCGCGGTCAACCGAAAAACCGTTTTGGGCGGGAAGTCCGCCACCGTTGGAATATTCCCAACCAGTTTGAATGAAACCACCGACGTTGATACCGAGGTGATTGTCATTGAGTGATGCTCTCGTAGAAGCATCGGCGAGGACGAGACTGAATGTGTCTGAGTCCGTATCTTGTCCAACAGCAACTCCGCTGAAAACACAAGATGCAATAATAGCACTGATAAATTTCATAATTTTCTCCTTAATGATTAAGATCAGTTTGTTAAATCTACGATTTCGCAAGAGTTCCCAGAACATGCCATTGTCTGAGATCCAGAAGTATTGTCTTCCTTTTCATACTCCCCGAGATCGCTCCAGTCTACACCGACTGGCAAATTCTTTAGTAATTCGTTGTACTCTTCCTTGGTACAATCTTGATATGGTGCTTGTCTGTATGTGTGATCTGAGAATGGAAGGAATGAAACTCCAGACATTTCTTTAAAGTGATCGTATACCCATGCACCAACTTCCATCCATTCGTGATCCTTAACAGAAACTGTGATAGAAGGTTTGTGTTCACACCAATGTCTCTGGTACGTCAACCAAAGTTCAAGTTGTTCGATGGCAGTCGAGTCCACCCTACAAATCGCCTTATCAGGTGACTTCTGTGGGAACGAGAAAACCATCGTGTGTTCTGGTTTCATTACATCTGGTTCACACGGGAAACCCTTTTCCTTCATGAACACACACAGGGGATCTTTGATATCCGCACGGACAGTGCGAACGTAATAAGGATTGTGTCGAGCATGAATACCAGATGCAGCATCCACCAACTGTGAAACTGTTCCACTTGGTTTCACACAAGTGATAGCAGCAGATTGGTTGATGTGTAGTTTCTTTGCCCATGTCTTATTGACATCAACAGAATGCTTCTTGAGATCCTCTAGGGTTCCTGCAAGTTTACCGTTGGTAGAACCATTGAGTAATGCGTTGTCCATGATACCCGTGAGAGAAACACCAAGTAGTCTCTCTTCTTCGCAGTTCTTTGTCCACTCACTGGACAGGTACTTGAAGTTCAGAAGGGTAGACTGCCATGTTCCGAGGATCGTTGCAAGACGAACCTTTTCCTTGAGAGTCTTTACTGTGTCATCAGCACGAACGACAACTTCTGTTAGATTACAGAACTCACGATCACGCAAGATGATTTCACTGCATGGGTTGGTTCCGAAGTTGTAGTTTGGATCTCGACGTTCGTCAACGATCTTCTTTACCTGTTCCTGACACGCAGCACGACTGAACATACCTCTCTCGCCACTCTTTGACTTATAGAGAGATAACCACTCTTCCATGAATGTGCCAATTTCGGGCGTACTCTTATACGCAACAGAGTTGTTTGCAAGGGCCCGTTGTGCGTTGTGTTCCCACCACTGTCCTGTCTTTGCATCTCTCATTCGTTCATCAGTAAGTGAAGACAATGAGATAAGAGCAGATCGACGGACACCACCGACTACAACAATTTCAGCAATCTTGCAGATGATATCGTGACACTCGACGGTAGTGAGTTTTCTACCTGCGGCCTTACGGTAAGTCTCTACCGTGAATTGGAAAAGATCCTCAAGAGGTTGCGGTCCAGATGCTCTGCCACCGAATGTCTTGAGTCTTGCTCCAGCAGGACGAACTTTACTTGTGTCCCATTGTGGTACTTGACCACCAATGAGTAGCGAGGTGAGTTCTTTGTATGACTTTGCCCAACCCATCTTAGAATCACCGACGACAATGAGTGAGTCACTCGCATCGAATTCCTCTGCAATCGTTGGAAGTCTGTCTACGACATCACGTTCTACACTAAAACCCATCCCTGTCCCGCACATGAGAACGTAGAGGATCTCATCGAAGGAACGAGGACGACTCGCTTCACAGTATGCACAGTTGTATCCTGCAATATTGTCGCGTCTCAGTGCCTCACCGGCAGTCATCAACGCTCTCATGGAAGGCATGATCTTGAGTTCACGAACTGCTGTTTCGAGTTCGTTCCTCTGATCTTTCGTTACCTTGAAATTACATTCTTCCTTGAGGTGTTCCTCAAAGAAATCAAAATATCTGGCAACCGTTTCGGGCCAGGTCTCTCTTCGTCCTTTATCTTCTAACCACCGAGAATACCGTGATAGGTGAATAAAAGACTGGTATAGCGTGGGCAATTCATCACACATAATAAGTGTCACTCCTCTGAATTTTGTATATCAATAAGTTATGTATAATAGCAGAAACTGTGCAGATGTCAAGAACAATTTATCATTGTGAAGGATAAATTGGTCGTACACATGGTTTGCTTATTGCTACTTCTGCTGCTGTGTCAATATCTTCAAGCAGTGCGTTGAATACGGCAGCAACTGCATGAATATCTGCACCAGTAAGGCGACTGATACCTTCGGCATCTCTACCATCTACAACTGGTGATGTGTCGTTATCAAACTTTGCACTCATGCCAGTGTCCCATTTGATCTTCCAGTCTTTGCCTCTTGCACACATGTAACGAAGTTGTTCACACAGTGGTCGAACGTATTCGTTTGTAAATTTGATTGCTTCTGCGTCTGTAATATCTGCCATCTTAATTTCCTTTGTCTAAAAGACGTTACTTGATTCTGGGAATGGATTTGGTTGGATTGCACCAGCGGAGCGGAAAGAATTGATAGGTCCAGTTCCTCCGGTAAATGCACCGGACAGTCCAGCAGCATATCCCGCGCCTCCGAGTAAAGCACCTTTAATCAAAGCACCTCCACCCGGTGCATTATTTAGGCCTATTGCTTGTTGTATATACGACACAGGAGACGCTTGCAGTGAACTATCTGCGAGGGTTTCTCCTTCACCGAAACTCTTGAATGGAGTTGCCGTCAGAGTTATTTCGTCGTGAGTAAGTCCGGGGAGAGTTCTCTGTGATGTAGTGATATTTCCGTATGCGTTACGGATCATTATTCCCGTAGGACCATCGAAAGTTGCTTGCGATTGTCTAAATCCTTGTTCGCAGTTGTAGAACACATTCTCTAATGCTAAACGGGCGCCGTCGGTAAGAGCAGAAACATCTATACCCTGTTCATCGTGTATAGCGATGGACCAGTTGAGAAATGTATTATTAATGAAAGTATATCCACGCGGGTTTACCCCCTGATTTACCCTAATTCCGATTCCGTCGGCGGCGTCGTGACGGTTGACTATGATACATCCTGTAACGGTCGCATTGGAGCGATCGGACGCCATGTCAATTGCCTGACCGTTTGTTACAGCACCATGAGAGGTATCCTGTAATTCAATATAACAATTGATTATAGAAACAGGACGACTGTTTACCCGGATTACTGCGGATGACAGATTGTTACTAGAACCGTATACAGCACACTCTAACATAGTAGAATCCGAGAGATCTACGGTGCTACCACCTAACTCATAGTCTGAATTTATCACACAACGATATAAAAATATACCATCTGCCTGGATTTGCATGGGTACTTGGTTTCCGCCACCGTTATCGACATCCCAATATAGATAATGCTGGTTATCACCTCTAAAACGGTGATGACCACCAATCCTAAACATTCCCTGATCACCGGGAGTAGTTTTATACCCCTCGAATACAGTCGGTCCTGAACTATCGGTTGATGCGATATTAAAATCTTGTCGAGAACCCGAACCATCTACTCCGAGACGACTTAAATCTGCTCGGGATCCATCTGCGGGTGTTTTCATGTAAACATGATCACCAGCAGCGACGTTGGTTGCACAGTCTGCAACAGTTTTCCATGCATCAGTTTCGGATGTACCGTCGTTAGCACCAGTTGTTAAATCTGGAATACAAAATCTAATTGCCATCTATTATTCCCTCTCGCTGATTTCTACGAATACAGATCCACGAACAACTGCTTCTGGTGTTCCGAAGAAGATGAACTCCAAGAAGTCACCAGCAGTTATTCCTGTAGTAAATCCACCAAGTGTCGAACCTAGTGTTATACCACTAAGTTGAACAGTACCAAATGTCTCACCCGTGAGAGGTCTGCCGGTTAAATTGCTATGAATTGCGACACTCAGTGTGCATCCATTTGCATTGTTTTCTTGTGTTAGTCCAACCACAGTGCATTTAGAGATGGTTGCATCATATGGAATGAATCTCATTCCTTTAGATCCTGTTGTTAGAATTGCACCGGCACCATCTACCACGACACCGACTATATCAGATTTCGCACCTGCGGCAGTAGATTGGAAGGTTCCATCAGCGAAGGTGATACCAGCGGCATCCATTGAGATACCTGCTTTTGGATTAACCTGCTTATTAAATATAACCCCAGTACTACTGAAGAGGGCGCTGTTAGACGCTGAACTTGCAGGTATGATCTCGACTGATGTTGGATTAAATTTAATGCCATTGCCACCAGAGGCACTCACAAGTTTAGAGTTGAGATTAACGACGACGTTTTTACCAGCAGCAATATTCACAGTGTCATTGAACGTCGATACACCATCAACAGTAAGATCACCACCAAAGGTAGCACCACCATCACTAGAGATACCAGCGACATGAAGGTGTGTAGATGTCACTGCGGCCTGAACATTTGCAGTATCAGTTACATCAGCACTTGCTTCAATTCCATCTAGTTTACTATGATCGGCAACAGTAAAGTTTCGATCAGTGTGAGTCGCACCTGCGGCAGTAGATTGATAGGTTCCATCAGCGAAGGTGATACCACCAGCGCCAAGAGATATACCAGTTCCAGCGTGAACATATGTTCCTGCTTTGACGTATGTGGTTGCTTCTAAATTGTTTGAACTAAGTAATCCCGCACTGGTTATACTTGCTCGTGTGGTGTTACCAGTAATAAAAGTTATGCTGTTATTACTAGCGATGGCCATTCCGTCATTGTTACCGAATGTTGAGTCAACGAACCTATTTGACCGTACCTCAGTTCCAACAGTAACATTACCATCAGCAGAGATACCAGCGATATGAATTACGGCGGTTGGATCTATACCAATTGTGCTTCCATTAAGTGTTAGTCCTGCATCAGCAGAAACTCCCCCAGCAGATCCGGCCGGCCCAGTTGCTCCGGTAGCACCAGTTGCTCCGGTAGCACCAGTTGTTCCTTGGGCGCCAGCAGCGCCAGGATCACCATCGGAACCTGCTGGTCCAGTAGCACCAGTTGCTCCGGTAGCACCAGTTGCTCCGGTAGCACCAGTAGAACCAGTTGTTCCTTGGGCGCCAGCAGCGCCAGGATCACCATCGTCACCATCAGAACCTGCTGGTCCA